TCCAACGCGTGAACACCGTCCGGACATTCCAGAAAACCGCCTCGGCGTTTGCCTGATACCTTTCCTTTTTTTATTGCATCACGTATTGTTTTGACGACGGTATTTTTTCCGAAACCATGTTTCCAACACCAGAAGAGCAAGCCCGCGCGCAAGTTTTGGAGAACAATTATAAACTGTTCGAAGGGAAATTTAACGAGGTGCTCGATTACTTTAAAACCGCCAACGACCGGAAAAACAAGCTCGAGGTCAATGTCAATATGTGCGAAATGATCTCGACCGTGTACGCGGATCTCCTCTTTTTGGAAGAGCCGACGATCACCGTTTCGGAAGACTCGGGCGCGAAGCAAGAGGAGATCGACGAGCTCATCGAAAACAATCATTTCTTTGCTCAATTGTGGGAAAGTGCAATCGCGCAATCTTGGGGAGGAAAAGCCGTCTTTGAGGTGCGACTCTTCGAAGGCAATTCGATCGTCGAGGAGGTCGCGCCGGACATCGTCTTTCCGCAATATAACCAGCGCAATATTAGGGAAAAACCCTCGTCCGTCGTTATGGCGTGGTACGTCGAGATCGAAAAGAAACCCTATCTCTTCAAGAAAACACACTCGATCGGCCGGATCGATTATCAGTTGTGGGAATGTGAGGGAAAGAAGGGCAAGCCGACGCGGATCGTACCCTTAAGCATCTATGACGCGACCCTCCCGGAAGAGGGAGAAACGACCGGGCTCGATATGATCCCGGTATTTTGGGCAAACAACCCGAAAGACGGCAAGAAAGCCGAGGGCGCCTCGGATTATAAAAACCTCTATTCGCTTTTGTCGGAGCTTTGCCGGGTCAACTCGCAAATCGCGACGCAACTCAAAAAGCACGGCGACGCCAAGCTCGCCGTCCCTCCCGGCGTGCTCGACGAGAAAGGCGAGGTCGCGCATGAGCGGCTCGAAATGATCGAGGTCGACGTCGGCGAGGGCGGGCTCCAAAAGCCCGAGTATATCGTCAACAGTAATTCGCTTATCGATCAGGCATTTAAACAGCGCGACGAGATTCAACAGCAAATCGCGCGGATCGCCGAGGTCGCCTTTGTGCTCCTCGATCTCCCGGTACAGGGCGGCGTGATGAAAGACGAGACATTCGCCGAGAGCGCGGCGCGGACGATCGCCAAGGTCAAACGCAAGAAAAAGAGCTATATCTCATTGATCCGCGAGGTGCTCGCCTTTGCTTATTACTGGCAATATAAAAAGGTGCTCCCGAAAACCGCGATCACGGTCAAGTTTCATGATTCCCTCCCGGAAAATCAAATGCGAAAGACTAATATCGAGGTCGCAAGAATGACGGTCGGTATTCAGAGCAAGCGCGACGCGATCAAGAATCTCGACGGGCTTTCCGGCGAGGCACTCGACGCGAAACTCGAGGAGATCAAAGAAGAAGAAAATTCACTCGTTAAAGTCGGCTTTTAACTATGGCAAAACGTAATTTCACGATCGGCGCTTTTCGCGCGGCGGCCGCGCAATACGAGGAGATCAGGGCGGAAACGGTCGCGCGCTTCAAAGCGGCCGCCGCCGTGCGCGGGAGCTTTCTCCTTACTGCCGTTTTAAGCTCGCTCGCCGCCGGGTTTTTTGTCTTTTGCGTCGCTTTCGGCCTCCGCCTCGGCCTCGGTTTTTAATCCGGCAATGCCAAGAAACGACCCGAACCGTACCAAGCGGGAGATCGAACAGAAGACGGAGATCCTCGCCGGGATCTATACCGACGCGTATAAAGAGATCATCGGCATCATCGAAAAGGACGCCGGGACGCTCTTTCGCAAAGAGCGCGCAAAACGTATGCTCGCCAATTTAAACGGCATCTTAAAGGATCTCGACGCCGAGACGCGGAAATTTATCGATCGCGAAGTCCCGAAATTATATGAGAACGTCGCGCGCGCCGCGCAATACGATCTCGCCGTCGACGGGAAAGTCCTCGAGACGGCTTTTTCAAAAATCCATACCGAGGCGATCGCCGGGATCGCGGACGAAGCAAAAACCCGCTTTGCCGAGAGTATGCAGATGATCAAGAAAGACGCCCTCGGCAAGATCGAGCTCGCCAAGAAAACCAAGATCCGCGAGACGATCGGCGCGGGCGCGACCCTCGGCAAAGCGCAAGAGGTTGTCGCGCGGACGGTACTCGAGAAGCTCGAGGAGGGCGGCGTCTCGGCACTCGTCGACAAGGCCGGGAAAACGTGGCAACTTGACCGCTACGCGCGTATGCTCACGGGAGAGGTACTCGCGACGACCGGGCGCGACGCGATCGCCAACGTCGGCATTGAAAACGGCTTTGACGTATATCAGATCACGCGGCACGGCGCCAAAGACGCTTGCCGCTTCCATGAGGGAGAGCTTTTTTCCATGTCAGGCGACACGCCCGGACTCCCGACGTTCGAACAGATCAAGGCGTCCGGCGAGATTTTCCATGTCGGTTGCCGTCATTCCTTTTTTGTCGTCCTCAATTACAACGCCCGGCAGAAAGCGGCCGCCGAGAAGAACGAGAAGCGGCTCGCCGAGGGCGGCAAAGTGAGCAATTATCAGGCCTTAAAACACAAGGGCAATCCGGACGCAGTGCTTAAGAAACAAGAGGAGGCGCGGGCGGCGCGCGAGGAAAAGTAAAAGCAGACATTGAAAAAGCCCGCGTATTGCTTTAGAGTTGAGACAATCGTCCGTCGAGGACGTTAAACATCGTTGTTATTTTTTCATCATCATGAGCGATACCGATCAAAACGCTAACGGCTCCGGCGGTCAAGAGGGAGCTAACGGCAACGCCAACGGTACAGGCGACAACAAAAACGGCCAAGGATCCGGAACCGGAGACGGTAACGGCCAAGGGCAAGGCACGGACGGCGGCAATAAACCGCCGGAGAATATACCTTACTCGCGCTTTTCCGAAGAAGTCAGCAAGCGAAAAGCACTCGAGGACAAGCTCGCCAAGGTCGAAGCCGACAAAGAAGCCGAGCGCCTCAAAAGCCTTGCCGATAATAGCGAGTATCAAAAGCTATATGACGAGGCCAAGCCGCACGTCGAGCGCGCGAAAGCACTCGAGGCCGTCGTCGCGAAATCGGTTGACGAGCTCATGACAAAAATTCCCGAGGACAAGCGGAGCTTGATCCCGGAAACCCTCGCGCCCGAGGCGAAGCTCGATTATATTCACAAGAATTTCGAGTTTCTCACGGGCAAGACTGGCAAAGAGACGATCGGCCACGGGACGAATCCCGGAACCGATACGAGCTCGACTAAGGTTTTTACAGCCGAAGAGCTGAAAGACCCGAAGTTTTACCAAGCCAACCGCGACGAGATCCTTAAAGCGCAACGCGAGGGACGTATCAAAGACTAACGTAATGCCACGGAAAGGAGCGATTTTTTACTTTTTTGGATAAATCCAATGGCCAACGCATTAACTGTTCACAACGCGACTATAATCGCGCAAGAGGCGCTCGGCGTCCTCCGCTCCAATCTCTTTCTCGCGAAACGGATCCGCCGCGACTTCGACGAAGAGGTCAAAACTTATGGGAATGTCGTCACAATCCCGAAATACGGGACGCTTGTCGCCAATGACAAGGTCGCGGGCGGCTCCCGAACCGTGCAAGATGTAACCTCGGGAAGTGTCTCGGTTACACTTAATAAGCACAAAGAGGCATCTTTCCTGATCGAAGATCCGGAGCGGGCTTTCTCAAGAAACGACCTGATTAAAGGTTATACCGAATCAGGAATGACGGCGATCCTTGAGGCCGTCGAGAGCGATATTTTCGCTTTATATGCCGGACTCTCGCAAACCGTCGGCTCGTCCGGGACGGCACTCTCCGAGTCGAATATCCTCGCCGTGAGAAAGCTCCTCCGCGACGCGAAAGCTCCGCTCGACGACAATTTCACGCTCGCTTTGTCGACGACGGACTACTCGACCGCGCTCGGGCTCGATCGCTTCACCTCGGCCGACAAGATCGGCGCGGCGGGCAAGATCGCCGACGGCGCGCTCGGGAAGATCCACGGGTTTCAGACTTTTGAGTCACAACTCGTCAAAGTCGCGACCGGACGGCATAATCTCGCATTTCACCGCGACGCGTTCGCTCTCGTCGTCCGTCCGCTTCCGGAGATCCCGGCAGGTATGGGAACCGTCGGCGTTACCGTTAACGACGCGGAGAGCGGCCTCGCTGTGCGCGTGAGAATGAACTACGACGCCGACCGCGGCGGCATCGTGACCACCGTCGAAATCCTTTACGGAGTCGCCGAGTGCCGCGACGAGCTCGCCGTCGATTATATTTGCTAATCGAGCGCGGCACTCGCCGCAATCGCTCCCGGAATGATGCGAAGGTTTTCCGCCGCTTTCCCTCAATAAAGCGGCGATCCAAGTTTTCATTTTTCTAACTTCGAAATGTTTACTCAAGATTCAACAGGGATAATTTACATGACTAATCCGGCCGGGGATCGCGTC